CATTTACCATGGTACCGGATCTTTCAATTTGGTTGCTACAAGAATATGATGTAAAATTGTCTTGGAATGAATATCAAGCAATTAAGATTCATGATGGTATGTATGATGATGCAAATAAACCATATTATGTTGCTCGTTCAGCACAAGCCAAATTGAAAACAAATTTACCTATTGTTTTGCATCATGCAGATCATATGGCAGCTCAAATTGAATACGAACGTTGGAGAAATCAACATAATGCAACTCCTAAACCAGTCGCAGAAAAATCTAAAATAACAAAAAGCAACGGTTTGAAAAACTTAGCAGAAAATAATCCTACTGTCGAACAGTCGATAAATGATATTTTCAACGCATTTAAATCATTTAATCAAGATTAACATGACCATATTTTTATCATTAACAACATTAATGTTCTTATCCGGATTTGGATATTTTGCATACCGAGCTTATATATTAGCCGGGATATTAGCAGATGAACAAGAATATACAGAACAAGTAGCATTAACAAATGCATATATGTATTCAAAAATTGCAGAAGCATATAATAAAATGCAAGAAATAGACAGACTAGGTGCATTTGAAAAAGATGATGAATCTGGTACTACATTTCAATTACTAAAGCAAACAATTGACGAACTGAAAGAAGAATTTGATGGCACGCAAGAAGAAAACTAGTAATAATTATTTTACACGTATAACAGATATAGCAATTTCTGCTTATAATAAAACAGATATCAGTTCTAAACGAGAAAAGATATATAGAAGATTTATATATCCGGCGTTTATGAAACTTGCTGAGAATTTAATTAATAAAGTTAAACCAACTTATATCGATTCTTCATTTAACGACTTACAAACCGATCTAGTTACATTTTTAACAGCTCGTTTAGATAAATTCAATCCGCAAGCCGGAAAAGCATATTCATACTATACAAGAACGTCATTTAATTATTTAATTGCAGAAAATCAAAAAGCATATTCTAAACTTAAGTCTGATTCGTTGGAAATTAATATTGACGAACAACGCAATATAGTAACAGAAATTCATAATGATGAAATGCAAGAAACATTAGAAGAATTCATGGATGCGTATATCGAATATTGTTATGATAATTTAAATTTTATTTTTACAAATCCAACAGATATTCATGTTGCAGACTCTGTTTTACATATCTTCGAAACTAGACAAAATATTGAAGACTTTAATAAGAAAGCACTTTATATTTTTATACGAGAACGAACGGGTCTAGAAACTACGAATATTACAAGAGTTATCAAAACTCTTAAAAAAATATATGAAGACAAATTTCGCGAATATGAACAACAAAACTTCATAAACTTACCATTTTAATATTTATTATTAAAGGAAGTTATTATGGACAAAAATGATGAACTATTCAAAGGAACTAGTTTTGCTGATTTGATGTCTGACGTTTATCACAATTCTAAAAAGAAAGATAGACAAATGAATCAGCTTATTGCATCATTACAACCACTCATAAAAAATGCATCCGATGCAACCGTTGTTATGCCTTTAATTAAAGACATATTAGATGTGTCTATAAAAAATGATGATCATTTAGTTAAACTAACAGCAATCGTTCAGCGATATATTTCTACAAAACAAACTATATCTGGTGCAGATTCGTTACTTAGTGACGATGAAAAGAAACAGCTTTTACAAATTGCAGAAACGACACTTTCCCATGAATTAGAAGATGAATTAGAAACATTTCGTGAAACAGAACAAACGCGCGTGTTTGAACAACGCGTTTCGGATACGAAACGTAAATTAGATAAGGAATCAAATGATCAATCAAATTGAATCTTTATATGATATACAATCATTTCTCGTTGGCGAAGTTATTGATAAATTAAATACGTATAAACGAGAAGATTCTGAAATTGATATGTTGTTTACTATCGATGTAGCTGTTCGAAGTAGAAACGGTGTCATTAATATAACCGATATAAAACCGTATAATTCTAATTTTAAACAAATACCAATTGTTGGTGAACATGTTTTAATATTTCAAACTATAGATCATCAAAGTGGTTTTAATAAAGAATTTCCGCAATGGTATTATTTAAACTCAGTTTCCGTACAATCAGGTATTAATAATAATATTTTACCTACTACATTTAAAACGACTGAATTAGATCCGGATTTTAAAGAAAAACGAGTTTCGCCACTACAACCCTATATCGGCGATGTTCTATTAGAAGGCCGTTGGGGTAATAGTATTAGATTAGGAAGTACTATAAATACTAATAATCGATATTCAAAACGACCTTCTTGGTCTGGTAATAGAATTGGCGATGCTATTATGATTTTATCTACAACTACCAGAGCAGAGGATTCTAAAAATTTTATAGTAGAAACTACCCGAGATACAAAAGCATCTTCCGTATATCTAACAACATCCCAAAAAATAGAAGATTTAAAATTATCTAAATCTTTGATCAAATTTAAAAAAGAATCTCAATTTGAACGAAATCAAATTATTGGGGTATCTGATAGAATTATTTTAAGAGCATATCGAGATATTGCATTATTGGATAGTGAAAAGGCTATAGTTTTAAATTCTCCTAATGTGTTAATAGGTAATGATGGTGCTAATCAGCCGTTAGTTTTAGGAAATGATTTATATGATGTTCTTAGGAAAATGTTAGATCTCATGACATTCGGATATCAATCGACAGCTGGACAGCCTGTTATTCATACTCGTACAAATGAAATCAATAGACTTAAAGAAAGTTTATTTAAAATAAAAAGTAAAAAACATAAAATTGATAAATAATTATGCCAGTTACACCTCCGTTAGATCGTATTCCAGCTATTCCCAATCAATTGGTAGGTATTGTTAATTCAACATTATCAAAACAGTTAGATCAATTATCTAAAACGGTTTTAGATACAGTTGAGATGTCTACCAAACTTTCAGAAGAAACGAATTGTGATGCATTAGAAACGCAAAGATTACGTGAAAGTTTACAATCAATATCTAATCAAATATCTAAATTGAATGATATTGTTCCAATAATTAATCAAGTAAATACTGCGATACAGGGTGCGGCAGCTGCAGCTGCGGCTATAAAGGCAGTACAATTACTAAATCCTGTTACTGCTCCAGCAGTACTTGCTGCAGAACTTATAACAGTACAAAATTTAACTATTTCAAATGCGTTACAGGCATCAAAACAATTACAACAAATACCGGGGCAAATCCAATCTACTTTGCAATCGTTATCTGCAGATATTGCTGAAGCGTTACAAAATTTTAGTAACATATGTAATAATGAGTCATTTTCTTTTATAGAAGATGTTAATTTAGCATTAAATCAACAAGACGAATTACAGTCAGAATTTTATCAAACAATAAATGTCCAACAAGATGATATTGACGATAGAAATGAATTGATTAGTGAATTAGTTCAAACTCAAATTGATCTATTATCTAGCTTAGAAGAAGCACCGAGTCAAGTATTTCGTCAAGCAGGTCCGCCGACTAATGATATTGGAAAACCGGGAGATTACTACGTCGATACTCAAAACAATGTAATTTATGGGCCTAAACTTTCTAGAGTAGAATGGCCTTTGGGCGTAAATTACTAATCATTATATTTATAATAAAAGTATTCATATGGATTCAAAAACACTTATAAAAGCACTTAAAACTGCCGTACGTGAAGTTATAAAAGAAGAATTAACAGAAATTCTTCGCGAAGGGTTACAATCTACTATTAACGAGATGACATCTACAAAAACTACTAATGTAGCTACACAGACAAAACCAGTCACACAAACAAAAAACAAAGTTCAATTTAATGAAAATAAATGGGCTTCTGTATTAAATCAAACCGATTCACTTCGAGAACAGTCTTCAGTTGGCTCATTTGCACAAATGATGAATGAAGAAATGGAAACATTGTCATTTTCATCACGAGATGCTGCTGGATTCGGAGCGGTTAGACAAAATAGTATGCCTAGAACAGCTGCGCCACAAATAATGGAAGATCCTGAAACGGGTAAAAATTTACAAGTAGATCCAATTGTTGCAAAAGCAATGACTCGAGATTATTCGGCTCTTATGAAAGCTATCGATAAGAAAAAAGGTAAATAATGGGATATAGAATACAACCAGCGACAAATACAAATAATGTAGATATTGCATTAGGTATAGATTTATCGTTTGATAATCCTGGTGTATTCAAATCTAATTATGAAACAAAACAACAAGCTAAAAGCAATTTAAAAAACTTACTATTAACTAGAGTTGGCGAAAGATATCATCAAGTAACATTTGGTACAAATTTATTAAATATATTATTTCAGCCAAATGTTATTGAATTAAAAGAAGATATTGCAAACGAGATATCTAATGCTATATCGTTTTGGTTACCTTATATTTCAATTCAAGATCTTACAATTATTACAGCAGAGGATGATCCTACATTGTTAGAAATAATTCGTATTTCATTAACATACTCAGTTAATGGGTTTAGTAGTGATAAAATTACAATCATATCTGGGGAAGATGGACAGATAACTATTACGTAGGAATACAATGGAAACAAAAAAAGATATAACATACCTTGGTAAAGATTTTGGTCAATTTAGAAAAAATTTAATTGATTTTACAAAACAATATTTTCCAACTAGTTATACTGATTTCAATGAATCATCACCGGGCATGATTTTTATGGAGATGGCTTCATATGTAGGCGATGTGTTATCATACTATGCCGATGTTAATTTACGAGAATCATTACTAGAACAAGCGTCTGAGCGCGCAAATATATTTGATTTAGCTAAATCCTTAGGATATCAACCTATAACTTCAGCACCGGCATATACAGAATTAGATGTATATCAATTAGTGCCGTCTATAGGTAGTGGAACCTCTGTACGTCCGGATTTTAATTATGCATTAACTATTAAACCCGGATTTCAAGTAAAACAAGAAAATGGTTCTGCTGTATTTAGAACATTAGATTCTATAGATTTTGCATTTTCATCTAGCTACAATCCAACAGAAATAACAATATATGAAGTTGATGATTCAACGAATCAACCTATATATTATTTATTGAAAAAACAAGCTCGAGCAGTATCCGGGCAAATTAGAAATGCATCATTCACATTTGGACAGCCAATAGCATATGATAAAGTTGTTTTGCCTGATACTAACGTAATCGATATTTTATCTATAGAAGAATCAGATGGAGATAATTGGTATCATGTACCATATTTAGCTCAAGATACAATATTTGAAGCTGTGCCGAATCTAGTTGAAAATGATCCAGAATTATCAGTCTATAGATCTTCAGCTCCTAGTTTACTTAAAATGAAGAAAACAGCTAAAAGATTTATATCTAGATTGCGTAGTGATAATCGTTTAGAAATACAATTTGGAAGTGGAATTTCAGATAATAATGATGAAGAAATAATTCCAAACCCGGATAACGTAGGTAATGGATTATCTGGGTTTAGAAGAGCAGTAGACGTTGATATCGACCCTTCGAATTTTCTTTATACAAGAACATATGGACAAGCTCCTTCTAATACAACGTTAACAATAAAATATACAATAGGTAATGGTATAACAGATAACGTCCCAGCAAATGTACTAACTCAGATAAATTTTATAGAGTTTGATGATGATGTTAATAGTACAACGAATGCTGCAATAACTAATTTTGTTAAATCAAGCGTTTCAGTTACAAATCCAGTACCAGCAGCTGGCGCAAAATCAGCTGAATCATTACAAGACATTAAAAATAATGCGTTAGCTAACTTTGCAACTCAGAATCGTTTAGTTACGCGCGAAGACTATATCATTCGTGCATATTCAATGCCGGCAAAATTTGGAAGTGTTGCAAAAGCATATATTGTTCCAGATGATCAAATAAAACAAGAAGCTTTAGAACAAACAAAAATTCCTAATCCGTTAGCAATGAATATGTATGTTTTAGGATTTAATGAAAATAAACAGTTAGTAACACTTAATCAAGCTATCAAAGAAAATCTAAAAACATATTTAAGTTATTATCGAATGTTAACTGATGCTATAAACATTAAAGATGCATTTATAATTAACGTAGCCGTTGATTTTGAAATTTCAGTACTGTCTAATTTTAATAGTAATGATGTACTTATTCGATGCATCGATACATTGAAAACATATTTTAACATAGATCGTTGGCAAATTAATCAGCCAATTGTGAAAACTGACGTTATAAATACTATTGGCAATGTGAAAGGTGTTCAGAATGTTGTTTCTGTCAATTTTACAAATGTTTATCAAACATCTAAAAATTATTCAGGTAATATCTACGATTTACAATCTGCCACACGTAATGGCGTAATTTATCCTTCTTTAGATCCTAGTATATTTGAAGTTAAATTTCCTAATCAAGATATTAGAGGACGAGTGGTAAGTTATTAATCCGCGTATATTTATACTAAAAGGATTGGTAAATCATGGGCGTATTATCTAATAATTATGCACAAATTGTTCCTGGAGCATTAATATCAGCAAGTTATGTATCTGATATATATGATGTTTTAATGGGCTCTGAGCAAGAAAATGTAATGTTATCTGGTTCATTAAATGTTACAGGAAGTATTTATGGTAATTTAATTGGCACGGCTAGTATAGCAGATACTGCATCATATGCTCTATATACTGATTATGTAACTATAAGTTCGTCATATGCTGATAACGCAGGTACATCTTCAATTGCATTAAATGCTATTACAGCTTCATATGCTTTATATGCAGTTTCTGCATCATATGAAATTAATTATGAAACTTCTTCTAGTTATGCAGAAACTGCATCATATGTAGAAACTGCACAAACTGCAAGTTATGTTTCAAATGCAATAAGTTCATCATATGCAATAAGTTCATCATATGTGCCAGGAATACCGACTTTTGATTTTACGCAATCACTTTTTGTATCTCCTACCGGGAATGATGCAACGGCCGTTATTGGAGATATTTCAAAACCATATCAATCTATAAATACAGCAAGGAATATAGCAGAGAGTGGTTCATTAATTTATGTATTACCTGGTACTTATTACTATAATAATACAGATGCTGTTGGAAATCCTTATAGCGGAGCCAATCGTCAAACATTATTCAATTTATGGAAGAATGGCATTTCATATTATTTTTCACCTGGAGTAAAAATTACTGTTTTAAATGAAACTGAAACAGATGATTTATTTTTATTTATGCCTACCGGTAGTGCTATATATGAATCATGTAATGTTTATGGACAATTAGAATTTGAAGCTTCATCAATTGGTGCTGACACATTCGGTGGCCGAGTATGTTTCTTTGGAATAACATTATCTAGTGTCGGTACCGGATATTCATTTACAGCTGAAGTTAAATCAATAAAAAGTTTTTCTTCTGAAATTATTTGTTTAGAAAATGTAACTACAGGATCTGGTTATCAACCTAGCAACATAAGTATTACTGCTGATTTAATTTATAAAAGACGATTTGGAGGTCAATCAGGTACATTGGCTGGAATGCTTTTAAGAAATACAAATGCAGAAAATTATAAATTCAATGTAAAACGTATTGAAAGTGATTATGATCCATTTTTAATTCGTGATGTATTAAATAGTAATTTTATCATTAATGTTAATGAAATTGTATCTGGCACATCATTAGTTTTTGTTAGAAATGCAGCAACGGGAAGTATAGATTTTAATGCACAAGCTGCATATTATGGTTTCTCTGCATTTTTCTCAACTAATGCAAACAGCATGACATTTAATACTAATGTATCTGGATTATATAATACTACTTCAACGACAAATACGGTATTTGCACTAAATGTTCCTGGGTCTGGAAGATTTACTTTTAATGGTAATATATATTTAACTAACAATTCAGGGGCTGGCAGGCCTTTAGTAGCACTTTCAAGCGCTACTGCTAATGTTATAATTAATGCAAATATACATTATACCGGTTCTACTACAACTACTAGCACGGGTATAACATGTACAGGCGGTAATATTTTATTCTCGGGCAATGTGCAAGGAACATATGCTGGCCGATTTGTAAATAACACAAACGGAAATGTTACTATTAAAAATACATATATTAGTTCATCAGCAAATGGCATGACATTATTTAATAATACAGCAACTGCAACACAAGGTACAACTAGTTTAGTAAATTCTACAATATTTGTTAGTAGTTCAACCGATCTAATTAATGGTCAGTATTTAAAAACTAACATAATGAATTCGCAGATAAAAAATGCAGGAACTGCAAATATAATATCTAATACAAATGCTAATGGAAGCGTTCAATTACATAATTCTTTGCTTGTAACTTCCGGAAGTAGTACAATTAATATTACAAATACGTCGCCATTAACTGTATCAAATACTACATCTAATACAGCTGTTACGGCATCAACTATATATGGCACAATAACAGAATTAACAGAAGCAAATATATTATGACACTAGCAGTATTACCTAAATTTAATAACATACAAGATGGAATTGATTTCATGTCAAATTTTTCACGGCCGTGTGCATTTCAAGTAGGCAATGATAATTATGATTATAATGGTAATGTATTAGATATACCATATTCTATTATAGAAATTCAACTTGATAAAATGTATATGATTCAAATGTATGGCGATTCTGATACAAGCGAAGGTGTATTATATGTAGAATCGGGAATTTGTAAATGTAATAAAATAGACGAGTAAAAAACATGTTTAGAATATTTTACGCAGAAAAAGATGCAACCCTTTATGAAGGAACTACTACAAGTAGTATATCTGAACAAACAAATACTGGTTTAGATGAGATATTGGAAATTGGTAAACGTTTAGGAACAGATGGCGAAACTTTATTAAAATCTAGATCTGTTGTAAAATTTGATATGTCAGAAATTAATGCAACACTTACCAAATATTCCGTTGCATTATCAGACTGCAAATTTGTATTGCAACTTTATACAACACATGCAAAAAATCTTCCTGCAGATTTTACACTCGAATCTAAAATAGTTGCACAACCATGGATCAATGGAACAGGTTTATTAGCATCTAATCCGGTTGTTTCGGATGGCGTACAATGGGCAAAGCCAATGGCATCTTGGTCATTTGACTCGCAATCTGGCTCATTATGGATTTCTAGTTCTCAACAAATTAATATTGATGGTACAAGTTTATATGTATCGGGTAGTGGAGCCGGCGGAAGTTGGTTATGGCAATCGGGTAGTGTAGGATTTGATTCTTCCTCTTTTGATTCTTCTTATTTTTATCAACCTGGGTTAAATTTGTCAGAACCATTTATATATCGTCCAACTGATATCATCCTGGATGTTACTGAAGCGGTAAAAATATGGATTACAGGTAGCGGAGGCGTTGATATTGAAAATAATGGTTTTATTCTTAAATTTTCAGATGCAAATGAAGCAGATAATACAGTTACCGGATATATTCGTTATTTTAGTAGAGATACTCATACAATATATGTTCCTAGATTAACTATGTATTGGGATAATAGCACTTTTACAACAGGATCTTTAAGTGAAGTAGATCTGGAATCATATACAGTTTATAATAAGGTTAAACCGCAGTATAAAGACACTGAAATAACTAAAATACGAATATACGCACGCGATAAATTTCCTAGGAAATCTCCTACAAATTTATTTCCAAATGAAACCGTAAAATATTTACCTTCTACTACTTATTATGCAATACGGGATGCTGCCACTGATGAATACATAATTCCGTTTGATAATATTTATAATAAAGTTAGTTGCGATAGCACTAGTAATTATATTTACATTGATATGAATAGTTTTATGCCAGAACGTTATTATCGCGTAGAACTTAAAATAGTTGATGGAATTACTGAAGAATATATCGATGACCAAATTTATTTTAAAGTAGTTAGATAATGCCAGAAATAAATAATAATATTAATTTAGTTAGTAACGCAGTTAACATTGATCTAATAGGAAAATATTTAGTTAATGGGTTAACTGTTACTTCTAATGATCCTAATATCATATCACGCGATAAAAATGGCGTTGTAGAAGTTGAACAAAACAACCCATTGATAATCGAGCCAACAACATATCGAATTAGTAATAAATCAATATTAAAAGTTGTTAATACTCAATTTACATATTTTAATTTTCCTGCAACAGTTAATGTTACTAATTTAAACTTACCAGAAATTGATTTTGAATTGCCGGAACTAGACTTAATTTATTCTAGATATAAACCTACTTCTAATCAAAGTGTTTCTGCAAATGGTTTAACTTTCAATCCACGTGGAATTGAATTATCAGAAGTAGTAGAAGGTACTGCACAAAGAAAACAAAATGCATATTTCGTTTCTAAAGAAATAAAAGAATCTGGTAAAGATCTTCGTATTAGAGCTAAAATTAAACATAAATTTCAAACAAATGATTCTAATTATCCGTGGGGCGTATTTAAAGCGTGGATAGCACAAGGCGGACCTAATATAAGTTTTGAAGGACAAGGCGGAGGCCGTACCAAATTCGGTCCATTTTACGGGGTTGAATATATTAGTACACCCGAATTTAATCCTAATCTTATACCTAGTGTTATAACAGCTGCAGAAGAATTAGCTATTGCAGTTTTTAATTTTACTAACAGTCAATCTCCTAATATTTTTTATAGTGACTCAGTAGCTTATACTAATTATCTTGCTGCTTCTACTGAAGCACAACTTGTTTTGAATTCATTGCCTGATAATGTTAATGAATTAACGTTAATACCAGCAAGTACAAAAATATTAATAAATAATTTAATTAGTACATGTAATAGTAATGATGATTTTTCTAATGTTCTTATATCATCAAAACGGCAAGCAGTTGAAAATGAGTTGAATTTATATAATACATATGAAGTAGATATACAACAGAGTACAGATTCTGCTGGCTTAATAAAAGGCGATATTGGCGAACAACAAACTTTATACGTAGATTTTATTGTACCTAATAGTAATTTTGAAGCAGGAGATTATTTCACAATTACAGCTGATAGTGATAGTGAACAAAATCCGTTTGTTGAAACTAGTGGAGTATTTAGATATCACTCAATTATTGCTGATGAGACGTATTTTGTAGTAACAGATGCATCTAAAAATGTTGATGTTTGGAACAAGGAACTTTAATGTTAACACAATATACAAATATAGATGAAATTGTAAGTGCCGATAGTTCACTTTCTGCAGAACGTATTGATAGAAGTCAAACTCAATATTCTTCACTCGCGCCTGCAGACCCCGTAATATTTGATCCTACAATTCTTTCGAATAAATTAGAATTTCATGTATATGCAGATGAAACATGGATTACTGGTAATCATTCTATTCAAACGTTACAACAAATACCTCAATATTTTAACAATCAAACACAAATAACATTTCCATCAACGCCAGTTGCAGTCGACTTATTTAATACATTTAATGATTTAAACATTTCAGCTGGTAAATTTAGAATTATTGTTAATTTTTTTAAAAATTTAATAGGTAGTTTCGAAAAACAACATTTACGAATTGATGAAATATCTCCGGACCGGACAGAAATAAAATTACGAGCAATTGACGCATCCGACGTTGAATGGCTACAACAAATTTCTGATTTTGCAGATTCTACTAATCAAACTGCTAGTACTGGCTATTATAAAACATACTTATTAAATTTTAGCAGAAATCAGTGTGTATTATTTGTTAATAGTGTAGTAATTGGCGAATATTTATATGTTAAATTATATCAACCATTACCAGAACAATTTGACATTAATTTTAAATGTTGGGTAGTAGAAGAATTAAAACCAGCATATATTGATAAAGTATTACTAGCTAATTCTGCTATAATTGAACAATATACTACGCTATCCGGTCCGAATTGGCAAGCAAATTATTCGTATGATACATCTACTGATACCGGATTACGAAATTGGAATGATTTATTAGCTTCATCGACACAAACATCACAACAAATCATCGATTCAATCTTTTCTGGAAGTTTATCTGGGATGTCTTTGAATATCGATTATTCTGATTTTAATAACTTTATATTTTATAGTTCAGCTACGGAGCGATTAACTAATTTTAAATATAAACTACAACTATTAGAATATTACACATCGCAAAGTCTAATTATCTCTGGCGTATCAGGTAGTGTAGCTACTACAAACAGCAATGATTTTTTAAATTTAAAATCTTCGTTAATAGGAGGTTTTGATAATTTTGAAAAATACCTATATTACCAATCTTCGTCAAAATTAACAACGTATGATATTCCGCTAGAAAATGCAAATGTTTCAGAGTTTACTGGTAGTTATATTCAACCAGTGCCAAAACAAAATTCTACGGTACCGTATACATTATATTCAATCTCATCATCGCAGTTCGATTCTTGGTTTTCTGGAGTATATGATTCAGCATCAATATATGATTCATTAAATAAAAATTCGTTAATACGTACTATACCAGATCATATTTCTTTAAGTAGCGATACTATAGAACTTTCTTCGTTTGTTAATATGTTAGGACATCATTATGATATACTTTATACGTATATTAATCATATGTCTAAAATCAATAATCGAGAAGAAAATCCAAAATTAGGTATGCCAAATGAATTGTTATATTCAGTAGCTAAACAATTTGGGTGGAACTTAACAAATGGAAAACAAGGACAAGATTTATGGACATACATTTTTGGAGTAGATTCAAATGGCGTTCCATTAACGGGGTCAAATTCAGTTGGTGATCCGTCTGTATCTGGACAAAATCAAACTTATACTATTTGGCGTCGCATCGTAAATAACTTGCCATTGTTACTTAAATCTAAAGGAACAAAACGAAGTGTACAGGCTTTATTAGCATGTTATGGAATTCCGCAATCGTTAATCAGTATTAATGAATATGGAGGACCTAGAATAGAACGTCCGCCTGTTTATGAAAAATTAAATTTTGATTATGCATTAGATTTAATTAATAACACATCCGGAACAGTTACTGTAAATTATTCACAACCTATAAATTCGGTCGAACTTCGTTTTCGCACGGATAATGTTATTGATAATCCATTATTACCAAGTACTATGAACTTGTTAACAATCGGATCAAATACAGTAACTTTAGATTATACAAGTGGAACATATGGCACATTACAACTTAATGGAACTAGTTCTGCCGAAATTGAATTATTCGATGGCAGTTGGTTAACTACATTATTACGAACATCTGGTAGTGCAGTTGAGTTAGTTACGAAAAAATCTAAATATGGTAATATTATAGCAGCAGTATCAGCATCTGCAACAGCATCTTTTGCAACTTCTGCAACTTTAACATTAGGCGGAACGACGGGTGGTTCTAGATTACAAGGACAACTTCAGGAATTAAGATTTTGGACTAGCAGTTTAACTGATTCTGTATTCAATAATCATGTTAAAGCGCCAGCTGCATATAATGCAAATGTAGAAGCATATGATGAACTAGTATTTAGATTACCATTAACACAAAAAGTTAATCATTCAGTAACAAGTAGTTTATTAGGAGTTGAACCTAATCCATCAGGTATATCTGCATCATTTGCTGCATGGACAACGAATACCCCGTATGATTCAATTGAAGAAACATATTACTATGATGGCGTTTCTTTAGGAGCAGGCACATATGATGATAATAAAATACGTTTAGAAAATAATCGATTATTCGGAGTGTTAGATGTTAAAACGAGAGCTGAACGTTCTCAGTATGATGATGCCCCGTTAGATAGTGCAAAATTAGGTATTTATTTTTCGCCACAAACGATGATCGATGAAGATATTATTGCTCATTTAGGATTTACTTCTTTAGATGATTATATTGGCGATCCCGGGGAGTTAGACGGTAAATCTTATCCAGAGCTAATACAACGAGCGCAAACATATTGGAAAAAGTATTCTCAGAGAAATGATATAAATTCATATATTGAAATATTTTCTTTGTTTGATTTATCATTCTTTAAACAGTTAGAACAATTGCTTCCGGCCCGCGCAAATAAACTTACGGGATTATTAATTCAGCCTAATTTATTAGAACGTAGTAAAGATACAATATTACCAAAAATCGAACGTTTTGATAATACATATGAAACGATATTAGCTAATATAGTTCCTACTAGTAGTGGAGAGTATTTACAATATATTGGTTCAATTGATGGAAATATAGTGTCTTTAAATGCTATTGATGATGATCAGTTACAAGGATATTTAACATCATCTGTTGCAAAAAAATATAATGGTACGACATATTCATATGAATATTTAATTTTTTCTGGAAGTACTCCTATTACTGCATCTACTCCTTATTGGCGAAGTGAAGCATTTTGTCCGACTGTAACTTCATCGGTAGTTTCAGAAGTAAAACAATTTTATTATAGTGCATCTATCTCTAGTTCATATCAATTTGCACAGGTTCAAGATTATTTACCAACAGGTATAGATAATCAAAAATATTCTGGAACTAAAATGAGCAGTCCCGGATTCAATGTATCTTCTTTAGATACAATTGATGGAGGCCCCGTAGTACAATGGAATACTGCTAATCCTAATCAATTAGTATATCAATCATTCAATAACAATCAAGGTAGTTTTGTTTTAACATAAAATTAAAATGAAATATATTTATTAGAAATAAAGGTAATATATGGCTTATTTAGATAATACAAGTGTAACTGTTGATGCGATATTAACATTAAAAGGGCGAGAGTTATTAGCTCAAGGTGGAAATGCATTTCAAATTACACAATTTGCAGTTGGCGATGATGAAATTGATTATACATTATGGAATCCAGATCATCCACTTGGAACAGCATATTATGGAACAATAATAGAAAATATGCCAGTAACTGAAGCTATTCCTGATGAAACTCAAGCATTAAAATACAAGCTTGTAACATTACCAAAAAATACGGTTTATATTCCAATCGTATCTGTTGGAAATACTTCAATAACATTAGCTGGCCCGGGGTCAACTGCTGCAATAGTACCTAATACATTGAATTTGCAAGGCGGTAATAGTAATTTAGGATATACAGCTATTTTGTCAGATAACTCAATTGCATCGTTAAATGTAACTCAACCATTACAAAATTCTACATTACCAACTACCCCAACAACTTTAGGTAGTAATGCAGATGCTCAAAGTGTTGCAGTAGCAGGATTTGCTTTTTCTGTTGTAGCAAAAACATTGTTAGTAGAATCAAAAACAGCAACAATTACAATTATTGGTAACGAAACGGGTGGAAGTGTAACAATTAATTTAACAGTACAACAAGCAACTGTTGCAACATCGAATATATCTAATGCTTAATATAGTAGAAAATATGGACTTAATTAAAAAACTTAAACAACAGCCTAGACAAGGCGGTGTCCCACAAATTAATACAACTGGTATAATTGCTAATCAAACCTTTACATTAGCAGAAGTTACAGCTTTGGCACAACAGATGGCACAACAAATGTTAGCAGAACAAACAGCCGTAACATCTAACGGCCGCGTCTTTACTAAGTTTGATGTTGCTAACGATATTGTATCAAAACAAACAGAAACTGTTACTGCAGGTATGTGGTCTGATGGTATTGCAAGTTTAACTACATATGCTACATCGTCAAACCAAACTACATCGCAACGAAGATATTATGTTGATGTATATCAAGAAAATCCAGCAAACGAAGGCTCGGCGGTACAATTTTCTTTAGCTTACGGCCATGCATTAGGTAGCGGATCAGACTCACAAGGTCAGCTTAATGATTCTCCTAGCCGCGCTGTTTATTCACAGTATAAACAATTATTGTTAAGTAGTACAACGAATAGATTTTCTACTACTAACTCTGGTAGTACAGATTCTATATATGTTTTAAACTTTAAACGTAATAGAATGCGTGAGCGTTTAGATCCAGGAAATTTTGAATTACCATTAATATCAATATCTTCTAGAGCAACGAATGCAACAGGTTCAGTTGTTACAGGTAGTAGCATCGTAACATTAATTGATGATTCATCTTTAACATCTGCTACAGTTGGAGAATCTGGACGTGTATATAATATCGTTTCTGGATCGATTAACAGCGGCGTATATAATTCTGCTGCACCAGTATATTACGGAACTGCATATCCTGATTATGGAATATTAGTTTTAGATGGGAATGTTTTAGATCAAAAATTATCTTATAGTACCGTTACTGGCTCTAGTGTTGAAGGAAATAATCACTTTGTTTTATATCATTCAATATCAGGATCTTCATTTTTTACTAATCCACAAACATCGGACCCATTTGGATTTTTAGCTCGTAATTCAGAAAAAATTACAAGTACACATTATTTTGTTAGAATAAAAAATGCAGAATATAACTTCTCTAATAATCCTTCATACGTAACAGGGTCAAATGGACAAATTGCACAAAGTACTTTTATCAGTGATCCAAAAACGTATATTACAACGGTAGGATTATATAACAATCAACAAGAATTGTTAGCAGTTTCGAAATTGTCTAGACCATTACTAAAATCATTCCAGCGAGAAGCATTAATTAGAGTTAAGTTAGATTTCTAAAATTAATCAATAATATAATCCTGTTATATTTATAATAAAGTATAACAGGGTTTTTACTATCATGCCAGATACAACAACTACTAATTTATTCGACGGTTTGTACCCTTCAGTTTTTAAAAAAATAGATAATACTGATATACAAGTTAATGGATTCCAAGCATATAAATCGTGGACTGTAATATCCGGTAGTTCTACTAGTAGTTGTTTACCATTAACTGCTATTTACAATAATTTACCTAGCTTACCTTCATTAGGAACAACATTAACATATAATGATGCTACTAATATCGATGGCAGTTTGCAAACTGTTACATATTACTCTGTTAATCATATGTTTTATAAACGTAGAACTCAACCATATGATAATTATAGCCAAACTGACTTGAATTTTATCAATAAAGGTTTATTTGAATCTGCATCTATTTTATCATTTCCACAAAAGAAGATTGGGGAAGGAATTAAAGTAGCTTCGTTTAAAATGACAGGAAGTTATAATGTAGGATCTGTATATAGTAGTGGTATGTATGGATCATCATCTTACGCATCGACTGGATCTGTTTTTTTATATACAGATCGATATGGAAATGTTTTAGATCAATCATTTAATACTGCGTCAATTATTAATGATGTTATTTGGTATGAAGGATTTAACGAATATTTCGATATATCTAGAATAACATATGAGTCAAATAATATATCATATGTTCCAGGTGTTCCCACTACTACAAATGCATTAATGCCAGTAGGCTTAAGTGCTAATTTTAGTAGTAGTAGTTATATTAAGTATAATTTGCCAGGTGTATACAATCGAGATAAAGATTATGCTATTTCATTTTATATTTCTGGTGCTAATATAACAAATAATAATCAATTGGTATTAGCTAAAGCATCTAGTTCAATGCAAGCTCAATACCCGTTTCAAATTCAATTAAGTGGAAGTAATCAATTGATATTTGATGTTGCTGGGACAACATCGTATAAAACACAACTTACATCGTCTGCATTAGTTAATCAATGGACTCACGTTTTATGTCAAAAAACCGGAAGTTCAATTGAAATGTATATCAATGGCACATTACATGCATCAGCAAGTAACTTAACTTTATTAACTTCTGATTGTTCTCCATTTACTGCATCAGATGCTAGGATTGATAATCAATCTCCTTTATATATCGGCGGATATGGATCTAGCTCTATGAATTTAAATGGAAAACTTGATGAAATACGAATTTATAATAAATCACTAACAACTACAGAAATTGGATATTTAGCTGATAGAACAGAGGGTGGTACATTTATTCAAACGGCAACTGTTGGTAATATTTTTGAAAAACAAGGAGTTGTTGTTTTATCGACTGTAGATTATAGATATAAAAATTTACTAAATTCAGCCTATACTGCGTCTTATCAAAGTACTAAAACTTTATATGAAATGGCTGTTACAGTTCGAATTGACCAGGGCGATTATAATATGTCTACTAATGTTTCGTTAACAAAAGATGATAACATAACATATCGTTGTTTTGTTAGTGGTAGCGATTTTGCTCCTTATATAACTAGTATAGGGTTATATGATCAAGCAGGACAATTACTTGCAATAGGTAAATTGGCTCAACCTGTACGTAAACGTATAGACGTTGATATGAATTTTTTAATTCGAATTGATTTAGATAGGAATTTAAAATGATACGATTAAAACAATTATTACGAGAAATGTCTGAATCAGATTTAAAACGTTGTTTAAAGAAAATAAAAAACAATGAATTTAAAATTATAGGTGCCGGAGATAATGGACGTGTTTATGAAATTGATGGTGAAGATAAAGTTTTTAAAATTACTAAAGAACGAGATGAATATCAAGTAGCAGCACGTATAGTAGATAAACACGCAACATATTCTACATTTATACCAGTATATTATGTTAATGGGTCTGATATGTTTATAATGGCTAATGCAGAACCATTACCCGAAACAATAAAGCGAGAAATTGATATGTTTATGCGAGATTTTGGTGCGTTTGCTAGGGAACAAGGCGGTGAAGTTTCTATATTCGAATTTATAAAACAAACAGATTCAGTAAACAAACAATTGAATAATTTTTTAAATGCATTAGAAATAGATGTAGAAAAACTTGGAATCCCGGAATTTGATTTAGATTTAGATTTTAGATCGGAAAATGTCATGATGTGGAATAATACTATGGTATTAGTAGATTGGTAGTTTTAATAATTAGTATATTTATATATAAAAAAGGAATCATATAATGATTTTTGAACAAAAGTCTGGTAATATTACTGCAGGAATTTTATACCCAACAGCAGCACAGCTAACTAACGCTAAAAATTATACAGGGGTTGAAGAATTTTTCCGTGTAATATATACACATCCTAAAAATCATGCTATAACAGAAAAAGATATTGTTGTTGCAATTCAACCTAGCAAAGATTATGGGTCTACAAGTAAATATTCTGATGGAAATTATTTATATATTGTCGACGATACGAATCCTATTAAAGATAAACGTACAACATATTATCAATGTTTTATTTTGAATGGTAATACTGTAACTAGAGATATTTTAAGCAAACAAAAAAACCCAATAACAACTAAAGATATTGCTACAATTGGTACAATTGGAACTTCAGATGTTATTACTAAAACAGAATATAAAAAATTAGTCGCAGGTGTTGATCCTAATCAATCAAATTCTACTGTTATATCGCAAAAAACATTTCTAGATAAAACATTGAATCAACCAGCAGTTACTGTCACTAATAAACAGAACGGAAATGGTGCATATAAAGATAAAGATAAAGAACAAGAAAATCAACCCGACTATGTTGCTAAATTAAAAGATATAACGATCGATAGGTTACGAGACCCTAGAATGATTCAATGGGCTATGTATGCAATTTTTAAAAGTACTACTGGAGGTGAAAATATTACGCAATTTAAAAATTTTTATAGAGCTTCTTGGAAACAGCTTCCAAATGGAGAATGGAATTTTGATGGAGACATTGGCAGGGCTTCGAAAAACTTAATACGATTTTTAAAATCGATTGCTAAAGATCCGACAGTAAAAGCTGACAAATCTTCTTCGATTACTCCAGAGTTTAGAAATGAATTATTTAAAACTTTAAAACAACAAGGAATTCAAGTACTTGAATCAGTTAATCCAAAAGTCGTTAAAGTACAATTATCAAATTTTTTACAACCACTATTTGAACAATTTGATTTAAATAATGTAGAAGAAAAAGCAAAAGATTTTAATAAAACCAATGCAACGCGAACAACATCTAAAACTACTAGTACGTCAACTTCAACTACGAAAAAGTCTAGCGATGTTTCTACATCTTTAAAAGACGCAGTTGTTGAAGCTTTGTCTGAAGCTGGATGGGGAAATAAAACTCCTCCTCAGTTATGGTCTTTTGGGGATAATAAGTATGGTATAGCTAAAATTTTAATTAGATCTAGTAATTATCTGATCTTTAAAGATGATGGTACTATAACATGGGCGTATGCTGATAACTCTTCTAATACAGGATGGAGCTCGTATCCCGTCGGGGCATGGGATAAGAATATTAAGTTAGATGCAACGGGAATTCCACATGGTGTGAAATGGATAACAGGAAGAGGTGGCGTTAAACTAACAGCATCGGATTTATTTATTCGTGGAATCGATTCCGTTTTCGGAACATATTATGATGTAGCTAATACCGATAAAGCATTTCAAGATGTATTTAAAAATATTGATGCACAAATTAATAGCACCGTATGGGGTATAAAAATGACAATTGAAGATGAATTAGGCGGATATAAAGATATGAATGATAACGAAGATGCAGCATGGGATGAAGTTGTTTTACACACTTGGAAAACTACTTGGTCGAAGCGTATGGATGTTGCAGAAAAGAATCTAAATCGATTACCGGCAGTATCAGATGATTCTCCATATAAGTATTGGATAATTGGTGCTAAACAATCGATTGCCAATATTCGTGCATGTTTTGCATCGGGTTCTGATTTTTCTCGAGTTTTTCATAGTCCATCTTTTGAAGTACGACATAGCTTTAGTTCAACCGGGGATATATGGTCTGGAACTAATTATAAACTAGTTTATTACCTTTCCGGAAAACGCGATCATGTATGGATTGATTTAGATTTTTAAAAATATGCGAAAAAATCACTTTCATAGTGCCAGCAACTCAAAACGAGCTGCAGCATTAAAACATGGATATAAATCTGGTTTAGAACATGTTGTTGCAGAACAAATACAAACTGCTGCATATGATTTGAAATATGAAACAGAATCATTAAAATATATAGTACCAGAATCTAAACATAAATATACTCCAGATTTTATATTTACAAAACGAGATGGCACTACCATGTATATAGAAACAAAAGGACGTTGGACTACCGCTGATCGCGTAAAAATGAAACACGTTTTAGCATCAAATCCTGGAATTGATATTCGCATGATATTTCAGAATCCAAATCAACGTTTATCAAAAACAAGCAAAACTACATACGAAGAATATGCACGTAAACTAGGAATAATTTACGTTGCAAAAAAAGAAATACCCGCAGAATGGTTTGCTGAATGTTTAAAACCAGGAGAAGAACCAGTAACAATTAAAACTTTTTTTAAATAAAGGTTTGATTTTAAAAATATTTTTAATATATTCATATGTAATTAATGAAATTTATTTAATTAATAGATTGAATAAAATGTTAATGTTATGAAATCGTTTGATCAGGAATGAAATGTATGTATCAAACATATATTATAATTAATATAATTAATAATTGGATTCGTTACAGAATTTCAATATTATATTAATATGAAGAATCTAAAACTGTTACAATTATTAGAATCAGTATTAGGTAAAGGTAAATCAACCTCGGGCGATAACATTGCGTTCTTTTCTCCATTTCAATCTCATTATAAACCGAAATTAGAAATTAATATTAATACAACTAATTCTGGAGAAAATACTTGGCATTGTTGGATATCTGATAAAAAAGGTAGAAGCATAGCTTCTTTATTCAAACAACTCAATTTACCTAAAGAACGTTTTGAACAACTTAATCGTATTATAGAATCTGCAAAGTATCGTAATACTAATACAGAAACCAAACAAAACGTTGCATTGCAATTACCAAATGAATATGCACCACTTTGGATAAAAAAATCAACACCTGATTATCGAAATGCTGTTCATTACTTAACACAAAGAGGCGTTACGGTTTTTGATATTTTAAAATATAGAATTGGGTATTGTGAATCTGGAGAATATTCTGGCAAAATTATAATTCCTAGCTATGATGCAACTGGCCAGTTGAATTACTTCGTAAGTCGAGCATTTTACAAAGCAGACAAACAAAAACATAAGAATCCTAAAATATCAAAAGATATTATTGGATTTGAAATGACTATAAATTGGTCTGAACCGATTGTATTATGTGAAGGAGCATTTGATGCGATTGCAGTTAAACGCAATGCAATACCATTATTCGGAAAAATAATTCAACCAGCATTACAAAAGAAAATTATAGAAGAACGCGTAAAAAATATTTACATATGTTTAGATGCCGATGCATTAAAAAATGCATTATCAATTGCAGAAAGATTTATGGCAGAAGGTCTTAATGTTTACTTTGTTGAACTTCAAAACGAAGATGCATCAGAATTAGGATTTCAACAAATTACAGAAATTATAGAAAATACTGACTTATTAACATTTGAACGTGTTATGGAGTTAAAAATGGGATTGCTATGGAAATAAAACAAATTGATAAAATATTTCACGTTTCAGATATACACATTCGTACTTTAAAACGACATACTGAATACCGTCAAGTATTTCAAAATTTATTTGATACAATAAAAAGTCGAGCTACTAAAAATAGTGTAGCCGTTGTAACAGGAGATATTGTTCATAGCAAATTAGATATGTCTCCAGAATTAGTTCAAATGCTTGTAGATTTCTTTAATGGATTTACAATACCTACAATTGTTATTTTAGGTAATCATGATATGAACTTGAACAATATGCATCGAGTTGATGCTGTAAGTCCCGTTCTAGATGTTATTCGTAATCCAAATATTCGTTTTGTTAAAGACAATGGACTTTTTGAATTTGGCGGCATAACATGGAATCATATGGCAGTTGATAAAACGCCTGCAGAATACATACGAGCAAAAGACTTTGATGCCTCATATAAAATTGCACTTCACCATGGTGCGGTTAATACTGCTAAAACGGATATCGGTTATCAAATATCAAATGAACATGTTACAACTGAATTATTTGAAGGGCATGATATTACACTTTTAGGTGATATTCATAAACCAGCTCAGTTTTTAGATGCCGAACGTACCATTGCATATCCAGGCTCACTTATCCAACAAAATCACGGTGAAGCATTAGACCACGGTATATTAGTATGGGATACGGAATCTAGAACGGCTGAATTTGTACAAATTGAAAATGATTATGGTTATGTAACATTAGAAACTCAAGGCGAAAAAATAGTTTCACACCCACACAGAATGCCACGCAAACCTCGTATACGAATCAAGTTTAATGGAACGAGTGCTGCGGATATGAAAAAACTTATTGCAACTATTCGAAAAAAATATGATGTACAAGACATAACAATTCAAAGAACTATTGAACAAGCTAATTCTTCAACTACATCAAACTTAGCAATAGGTAATGTACGAGATGTTGAATATCAAAATACATTGTTAACGGATTATATTGATTCACACTTTCCTCAAGCAACTCCAGAAGAAACAGATGCAATACGACATATTAATCGTACGATTAATTCTAAACTTCCTGCAGTAGAATCTATACGTCACGTAACATGGCATCCCATTTCATTTGAATTTGATAACATGTTTTCATATGGCGAAGGTAATGTATTAAACTTTGAAAATCTTTCTGATGTATGCGGATTATTCGCAGCAAATACATCAGGTAAATCATCTTTGTTAGATGCAATAACATATACTATATTTGATAAATGTAGTAAAACTGGAAAAGCTAATGAAGTTTTAAACAATAAAAAAACTTGGTTTCGAGGCGTCTTTAAATTTGAAATGAACGGCGTTACTTACGTAATTGAACGTAGAGGTACACAAAATAAAAAGAAAGAAACACACGTAAAAGTTGATGTTGATTTTTATACAGATTCAGAGAATTTAAATGGCGAAGAGCGTAGTGAAACAAATAAAAATATACGTCGTTATTTAGGAACATATGATGACTTTATTTTAACAGCATTTTCGCTTCAAGCAGACAACAATAACTTTATTGAAAAGTCACAAAAAGAACGTAAAGATTTACTGTCACAGTTTTTAGATATTACAGTATTTGAACAGCTTTATCAACTTGCTGCAGATGAAATAAAAGAAACTGCCGGCCGTTTAAAAGATTATAAAAAAACAGATTTTGCTGAATTGATTATATCGGCTGATAATGTTATATCAGAAAATCAAGAAACAATTACTACATTAGAACAACAAGAAGATGTTTTGCAAGATCAACGTAGCAATTTGCAAGAACGTATCGTTGAACTTATCGAAACAAAAATGCCAACTACATATGCTGGTCCAGATATCAATGAATTGAAACGACAAGAACAAGCATTAGTAAAACAAATAGAAAATATTCAATTAGAAATAGAAACTGCAGAACGAGACTTAGACACATTAAACATAACGATAGAAGAACAAGAAGCACAGTTAGAAACATATGATATAGAATCTATTACATCTCAAACAAAACTTCACGCTTCGAAGTCATATTCAGTTAATACATTATTACAAAAATATCGTCAACAAAAGGAAATAGTAAATGCAAAACAAGAAAAGATTGATCATCTTTCCGACCATGAATATGATCCGGAATGTAAATACTGTACATCTAACGTTTTCGTACAAAATGCAATCGAAGCTCAGAATACAATTGATCAAGATCGAGACATATTAACAAAAATTCATGAATCAATTGTAACGTTAAATCAAGAAATTGAAACATTAGAACCAGTATTCGAACAAACAAAACAACTCAATGAATTACGTAATGCATTAGCAACTAATCGCATAACTTTAGAACGCAATGAATTACAACTTCAAATACTAGAAAGTGATTTACAAACACGAGAATCGGAACTAGAAACAGCAATTGAACGTCAAGAATCATTTCGCCAAAATGAAACTGCAATTAAACATAATGAAACGATTGATACGCAAATAGAATCTTGCAAACAACAAATTGTTACGCTGTCCGATGAAATAAAAACAATTCAAGGACAAGTTAAAAATAACTATGGTGCAATAGAAGTAGCAAAAACACAAAAGGCTATGGCTATGCAAAATTTAGAACGATATCGGGCATTAGAAACTGAATACAAGGCATATGAATATTATTTAGAGTCTGTTAAGCGTGATGGTATTCCGTATGATTTAATTTCAAAAGCACTACCAAAAATAGAAGCAGAAATAAATAATGTACTTAATCAGATTGTAGATTTTAATATGGTTTTAAATACTGATGGTAAAAACATCAACGGCTATATTATTTACAATGAAGATGATTTTTGGCCTTTAGAATTAACTAGTGGAATGGAACGGTTTATATCTTCATTGGCAATACGTATAGCGCTTATCAATGTTTCGGCATTACCTCGTCCTAATTTTATTGCAATTGATGAAGGTTGGGGAAGTTTAGATGCAGATCATATTTCATCAGTAGTTAATCTATTTGATTATTTTCGTACTAAGTTTGATTTCTCAATTATTATTTCACACGTCGATTCAATGCGCGATATGGTAGACAATTTAATTGAAGTAAATAAAACCTCAGGATTTAGTAAGATTAATCATTCCTGATATTTATATGAAAGAAATTTCATGTAATGAAACGCAAAGAAGCAGTTTATAAAGGTTTAGAATTTGTCCCAGTTTATTTTGAAGATACATCATTAACATCCCCGGACTATTTTCAAATTACCGAATTTCCTACGCGTTTAACTGCAGGTAAAAATTTATTTAAATTGCGAGGTCATCCTAACAATTTACGTGTTGGCGGTGTATTAAATCTAGAAGTATTAGATTATAATGGTGATCCAATTTATAC